CCATTACCTTTCTGTTGATTTTTTCCTCAAGTTCACGTGTCATTGGAGGTGCAAGACTCCTGTTAAATTGGTCCACGTCAAAGAAATTCCCAGACGTCGTGTCGTCTGAGTCATCAAGCATCGCTGTTCCGATGATATAAGACGAATCAAACTCATCCACCTTTTCTTCTGGTTTCATGCTTTCAATCCACGAACGAACGTCGTTTCCGACGAGAATCTTGCCGTCGTTCGTCATGAGCGTCGGTACACGCGTCACCTGTTTGGACGGGACACCGAGCTGGGACACGTTGTGAAACCGAATCATGTGAAGCAGTGCGGAATTTTCACGTATTTCCTGAATGACCTGTGCACAGTATGGGCACCGGTCGCTGTACACGAGGGTTGCCATCTACTCTTAAAAAAGGTTTTGTCTCAGGAAGTTCGACGCATTTTTTCTTTCACCATAGTAGCACAATGAAAGATATCACCATTTTTCTACTGATTGCCATTCTCGGTTTTTTGCTCTGGAATCGTGATGCGTTCACCAAGACGGAGACATACACGGACGTGTCGTATTCTCAGCCCGTAAGCCCAGCAACGATCCAAACGATTGTCAACTCCATTCAAGCAAAGAACCCTGACGTATATCCAGTCCAGACCATATACATTAACCCCATGGAGGGTTCACAGGGGTCGCAAGTGTACAATGCACGCATGATGTTCATCAACACCCGTGGATACTTTGGTGTTCAGTATGATATTCAAGCCGACGGAAACGGAAACATTCTGAGCATGTCTGAGCAGCCACAGCCTGGAATTGGCGTTTCTGACTCTTTCCAGCCGTTTGATTCGACATCAAAGGGGTCTTATACAACATACGAAGACACACAAGCCGTTCTGGATAAGCAGTTTGCTGATTTGAAAACACAGGTTCCAGGATACGAGGGCAAGCTCGACACGTGGCTTGAACAGATTCGCGCAAACAATATGAAGATGGCTGCACAGTCTGCTGTTACAGGAACAGTGTCATAAAAAAACACACCCATGTATAGTTATGATTTCAGCACAAGAGCTTGCACTCCGTGAAAAAAAGAGACTAGAAGGTCGAAAATTGACTTATAAAGCAATTCTCGAACATTTGTGTCGAAAAATTCAGCACGCATCATCGCTCGGTGAAAAGTCGACGTTCCTCGAAGTTCCACCATTCATGATTGGGTTTCCTGCGTATGATCACGCCGTTGCGACAGCGTACATACAACGACAGTTGGATCGTCTCGGATACAAAGTTGCACGTATTGGTGGAACGCTCGGTGTTTCGTGGGGAAGTGACGTGAAAACAAAGGAACCCGTGCTCATCGATCACTCACGCGACGAAGAGTCCAGGTTTATCGAACTTCCAGCGCTTGCAAATCTCCAGAAAACAGCGCGTCATCTTCGTACAAAGAAATAAAGGTACAAAGAATATAATGGAATCGACAGCCATTCTCGTCGAAGCTGAGCGCAAGTTTATGATTAAACTGTGCAACGCCATGACCCCAGTGATGGTCGAGTCGTTTATTGAACTGTTCAAAAAGTCCGTTGAAGAATCCAAGGGGCGCCAGACGCTTATTCGTTTTCAGGTTCTTCTCCAGGAGATTCAACATTGGAACAACACAATGGTGAAACAGCACACGGATGTCATCATCAAGTCATGTGCCATGTTTCCCAACCTGCTTGCGGCTGTTTTTGTCATTTCCGTCAAAATCATGTCTGCAGTGCGCATTTCAAGCGAGTCCAAAAAGATCAACATCAAACTCCCATCGAACGATGTCTTTGTGCATTCGTGTTACATAGCCGCCGCCGCCGATCTGTATGAAAACCCGTTCGTTTTTACTGAGAAATTGTCAGACACGGAACGCCGAATGAAACTCGGGGCACGTATTGAACCCTTGATCAAAAAAATCGTAGATGACTTTATTCCGGTTCAGCAGATTCTTGACACATACATTCCAAACTTCACTGGAGAGCTGGATATGACGAGCGGAGAGGATCCAGGTGACCCAGACACGTCAGATGAACTTCCCATCCCCGAAACACCTGTACCCGCCGCCGCTGCCGCTCCTGAGAATCCTTCTCCCGAGGCTGAAACCCCAATGCCACAGACGGAAGCTGTTTCTCCTCTTCCACCCAGCGGCGAAGAGGAGGATTCTATAAAAAACGTTCAGGTTGCGAAACCTCCACCCCAAGCTGTTCACCACGAAACGCTTTTTGATGATGCTCCAGAAAAGTAAAAAAAAATCAATACCTATCTCAGTATGGATCATCACTTTCGAGAGCCAATGACAGCAGCGCTCATCGCTGCTTGTGTCACCATGGGATATATTCATATCCGTGCATCCTTGAACAACGAGAAGGCTCTCCAGAATTCAGCGTATTTTAAACCTGCATTTCTGGTCGGTCTTCTCGTGTACGTGATTGTTCAGCAAGGAAACGCACACCACGAAACGATACTAAAATCACCATACAGTTAAAGGCTTCCGGTTCTATGTACATAAATGGCGACGACGACAAACGCGTTCAATGACATGATGCAGCAGTTTCTTGACGAGCTTGTTCTTACGTTTCCAAATGAGAAGAAGCTTGCCAAATACCAAGCAACGTTTATTCTCCTGCGTAAGGCGAGTCCCAAGAAGCCTCTGAATGAGTTTATGGAGAGTGTGACGCCCTATGCGAGTCACCTGATGCAGAAGGATGAGGAGTTTTTCAAGACGCACGCCGCAGAGGTTCGCTTTCTCGATGACCTGGATATCAAGCGTCTGTGGAACTCCGATTTGAGCGAGTCGACGAAGAATGCAATCTGGCAGTATATCCAGACGCTGTACATTCTGGGCACCACGCTGAACGCGCTTCCCCCAGAGACGCTTTCGATGATTGAGTCGGTGGCAACTCAGTGTGCGTCCCAAATTCAGGATAACGCAACAGCTCCAGATGGTTCAATCGATCAGGATGCGTTGATGAGCACGATGAGCGGACTCATGACATCTCTTCTCAAGGGACCAGGAAAAATCTAAACATAGAGTAGAATGATCGACATCAGGGACGTATTCAATAAGGATGAACTTCTCGATTTTTGGCCAACGCCACGTCAGACCGCCGAAGAACGTGTCCTCGCGACGACTCGGTTTATACTCTACGCAATGGTTCTGGTGTATACGATTCGTCGGGACGCTCGTGTCATTGCACTCGGTGTTCTCTGTCTTGCCGTGTTGTACGGCTTGTACACAGCACAAATGATTCCGGACGGTGCACGTGTCGAGTCCACCGGACCAAAGATCATCAGCGGAGTTCGTATGCCGACACGAGACAACCCAATGGCAAACTACCTGTTGGGGGATGACCCGAGTTACAATGTTCAGGCACCGTGGTACCCAAGCATGAAGAAAGAAGTTCAGCAGCAGTGGAACTCTATTCACCCGTTTGAACGAAAACGCGACGCTGAACGAAACTTTTACACGACGGCAGCTTCAACGTGGCCAAACGATCAGGCGGCGTTTGCCTATTCTGCATTTGGGGAACCATTCAGTCCCATGTGCCGCGACAATCCTGCATCATGCAACCCAGATGGTCCATACGCTCGTGGACCAGAGGTTGTACAACTTCGTGGTGGAAACGGTGGCGGACACGGTGGACCGGGTGGTGGCAACTCTTAAACTGTGAATAAATTTCTCCTAAAATAGTAAAACATGCCAAGCAGTGTTCTTCAGCCCGGGCTGATCATGCTCGAAGAAGGTGTGTATTACGGACCGAAAAACACGAATTACACTGATATCATCATGACAGACGATGCACTCCGTTCTCAGACGACGTCTCGCAACAATAAATACTATGCCGATCACGCATATGATTTTCCAAATTTGTACCTTAAAAATCCTCAAAATCGCTTCTTGGATTGGGATCCGACAAGCACGTACTCCATGTACCAGTCCATGTCGTACGCGAAACGTTATCCCACAGACAAGCAGCAGTAAAAAAAACTCTATGAATACAAGAAAGAAGAGATGGATCCGTTCGCTCTTGCCGCCGTTGTCGGATTAGTTTTTGCCGGCAAAAAACTCAGCGACGCCAAGGAAGAACAAGCTGTTTATCCAACTCCACCTCCCCCCGCATCAGGACCAGACCAGGTGACGAAGTTTGATTTGATAAAGTACAAGTTCGCTCAGCAAGACCCCCCCATCGACCAGTTGAATACCATGCCCAACACAGGTCGAGGGTTTTCGGGAGGGTTTCGGCTTCCTCCAAAGGATGCCGTTCCCAATCTTGCTGACATCACACCATCGAATAGTCACTTTCCGTATGG